CTCTCTAACCTTCGTTGCTACAACATCCACAACATCCTTTTTTACTAATGCCAATTGATTGTTACTCATATTAGATAGCCTCCTTCATTTGTTTTTCAGGAAACTCAATACGCAACTGCTTGTCCTTCTCAGAAACAACAAGGCTGACAGTTTGTGCCTTCGTTTCAATCAGTTTTGTAACAGCCTCTGCATTATCAACGAAAATTGGAGCCTTGAATCCATAATGTTCAGATAGCGTATTGATAATATCTAAGCCGACATTGATTTTTGCTGCATTGTTAAGCCCTGAACCGTATGGAACTCCTTCATAAAGCGTTTCGCAAACTTCTTGCAGACCTCCGTTGATTTGTTGCTCGAACAATTTGAAACGTGCATATTTGAACTTCGAATTGATTTTTTTTTCGAGCATGTTGACTTTGCACCGAATAAATTCTTCTGTAAGAAAAAGCTCGTGTTCTAACTTTTCAAATTCAGCAGCAAGTTCACGCTCCTGATCTTCAAGTTCTTTAATGCGTTTTTCTGCTTGTTCAACGATAGAAAACTTTGCCAAGTCTCTTTCCAATTGACTGCGTTTCGATTTCAATTCAACGATCTCCGCTTCAATAGATTGAATGGATTCATTTGCAGCAAGTCTCAATTCGTCAATTTCTTTTTGGAGACGTTGCTTTTCTTGAAGTTTTGCTACATATTGAGCGTTTTCTGTAACATCAACAATAGTGCTTTCAACGATTTGTAATTGATTGTTCAGCTTGCTTAAAAGGTCTTGCTTTTCTTTGATTTGGTTTGAAAACTTTTCATACTCTTTTGTAAGCTTATCGTTTTCAGCAACAAACTGTTCTTTTTGTTCCTTGCCTTGCTTACCTTTTGTTTGGATTTCTTCAAGCTTTTTAGATTTCGCAAGGTTAAATTGAGCAAGTGCTTTTTCTCGTGCAGCTGACACTTGTTCTTCTGGAAGAGCTTGTCCGCATGTTGGACAAGTGCAGTCTACTTCATGTTTGAATTCCTCTGAGTTGATTTGGTGCCACTCTTGACGCAATTCTTCTAATCGTTTTTCGATTGATTGGATATTTTCATCGTTGTATTTTCGTTGATAGCTGATGTTTTCGATTTTTTGCTGCAAGATGTTTAAATTCGATTCTTCCTCTTGAATCCGAGCTTTTAGCTTGTACAACTCATCTTTTGAACCAGATTCATGCTGTTGTTTGATTTGAAGAAGCTCGATTTCTATTTCTTGAATCTCTTTTTGCTTTTGCGAAATAGCATTCCCGTTCCGAATGTTGCTGATCAAAGTCATCTTTTCGTCGATATCGGAATTCAAACGGGAGATTTCTGCCTCCAATGCCGCCTTATCGAGACCGTACAGTTTGGGCATATTTAATTGAATCTCATCGATACGGACCGGAATTTTTTCAAGTTCCTTGTTAATCTCGGCACGTCTAGCCGCGATCACTTTCCGGTGATCTTCGATTGTCCGACCTTGTAATATGGAAGGAAGAGCAGCAAGTGATTTGTCACTTGCTATGACCTCTTCATCTGTGATGTCACCGCAAACCTCAAGCAGGATTTTCCGTCGGTCTTGCCATTTCAATTGCTCATTGAAGTAAGAAGGGCTAGTTAAAAGCTTGAAAATGTCCTCATCAATGATCGATGCAACTTTCTCGGCGTATTCTTTTTTCTTCACTGGTACTCCGTCAACGAAATAATCAGTGGTGTGCCCGGTAAATTCCGCCTGTACGGATCCGCGTTTCTTGGTCCATTTTTCCGAATACACTTTTTTCAATGAAAGCTGCTTCCCATCAACCAAAAACACGCCTTCTACTTCGTGATCTAGGTTGTGCAGCACGTTCCCATTTTTGTCTAAGGTTTTGATGGCAAAATCCTTTCGATTATTCGAATCTTTGTCAAAAAGCAACCAAATAAATGCGTCGAATAACGTTGTTTTTCCAGTCGCATTGTCTCCGAATACTCGAACATTTTCTCCGTTAGCTTCAAGGGAAAAAGAGCGAATTCCCTTGAAGTTTTTAAGGTTGAGTGTTAACAGCCTTATTTCCTTCACTTTTACTCCTCCTTGTTTTTCATTGATAAATGATTTAAAATAGCCGTAGATGAATATATTTTGAAGGTTTTAACTCGTCTTTATGGCGAGTTTTTTCATTTGGCTGGAAGTTCAATTTCTGCACCATAGATTTCGTTTAAATATCTTTCCAAGTTGTCAATATGAACTTCCTCGAATCTGTTCCAATCGATAAAAACCCTCTCCCCTTCAAGAGGCGTACCATAACGGTCAACCTTCACTGGTTTTTCAGGCTCAGGATAGCCGTATTTCATTGTTCTCGTGATAGATGGATGTTCGAGCATAATCTCACCTTCCTGTCTTAGTTAATTTCAAACTCAACACCACCTTCCCACTCGTCAATAATGACATCGACCATTTTGCTAAGTTTAAATGTTTCGCCATCTTTGAATGCTACAATCTCACCTCCCATGTCACTAACTCCCCAAAAATAACCTACAAGTCGACTTCTGACATATTCGCGGTCAGATTTGTTATCTTCAACAAATCGCAAGATGAAATCTTTGATATCGACGCTATTTTTGCCAGCAGAAATGATGACTTTTACCAAAATACTCACCTCCTTATAGCCTGTCTCATCAGCGCCGGTAGGCTAATTCCGGCGGACAGAGGATTGCTCCTCTGTTTCGACTTGTGATATAATTTAGTTAGACTAATAGATTTTGCAGTAAGCTTTTGCTTGCTGCTTTTTTATTTCTTTGTGTCAAACCAGACGATACAACTTCCTACACCAACAAACAGCAAACCCCAATATGCTAGAAGCTCGATCATTTCATTCCTCCAAGCACCCTGAAACCTGCTGCAACTAGTGCGTCTAATGCCTGCTTTTCAATATGCAAACTTTTCATATTTTGAAGGGATCGAATCATGTCATAACATCTGGAAATTGCCATGTCGTATTTTTGATCAATTGCTTTCCCCTCAATTTCAATAAGGAGATCACGTACACATTCCATTTCTTTTACCATCTGTTTGTAGTAGCGTTTTTCGTATGAGTTCATTCCATCCACCCTTTCGCTTTCCAAGTTGGTATCCTGCTTTTATATGCTTCTTTCCACGAAATCTGATATTCAGCACAAAGAATGGCAGCTAAGTTCTTTGCCCAAGCTTCAATATCTAACAATTCACCTATTGCATATTTGATCTTTTCTAACTCATCATTTGTTAACAAAGAAGGTGACTTTACGAAGCTTACTTCTTCTAGCGTTTCAATTGCTTCTCGCGCTTCTGTAATCGTTACTTCTTCAAAAGCTAATCGATGTTCTTCTACTGACTTCCCTCGAAACACCGGGGGTGAACAATGATCCGAGAATTTATGTAGTATCTCCATGATGTAAAAAGGGTTATCTAGTTTTCTTATTGAATGTTCTGCTATGTCTGGTTGCATCTTTCGTCGATTATTTTTGTAATGGGAAACCAGTTGCTCAGATATGTTCAAATCCCATGCCAGCTGAACACCTGGAATATCTTCATCTTCAAGAAGCCGGCCGACGGCTTCACCGACATATTGCGCTTGCAAATAAATTCCCCCTTTTGTATTAATTGGTATATTTTTCTATACACGAATAAGAGTTAAGATAATCATGAAACCTTTTTCGGGATCCAGTTCTCTATATAGCAGATAGCTTGAAATAAATCTCGACGTTTTAGATCCCGGTAACTTGCAACAGCAAATCTATCTTTGATTTCTCGATACAACTCTCTGAAAAGCTTGGATCTTGTTTCGCGATCATCAGCAAGTTCATATACTCTCGTGGCAACACATTTTTGAATCCGGCGTTGTTCACCATGATCAAGAGTAATTTGTTCTTCCACTTTGTTATCAATCTGCGAAACTAACTTTCTAATTTCATGCTGCTCTTTGATAATTGAATCTTGTTTTTCGACTAAATCAGCTGTTGTCCGCAGCACTGTAACAAGGGCTTGATCCTTTGAAAGTGGAGTTACATTTTCTTTTTTAATAAAAGCAGAAGCAAGAACATCTTTTGCTTTAAGTTGAAAGTCGAGTAAGTTTTCTCTCACTTCTTCACTAACTAAAGCCGGATTGATAGAAGCCAACCAAAGTGGAAGAAAATCAATATCAATAACTAATGTTTCTTGCATACCACCATTCGTAGGTAGTGTCAGGGTTGCCACTCCCTTTGAAAGCGTTAAGTGAGATTGTAATTTTTCTTTTTGACGACGTGGATCTAATTTCAATCCTTGGCAAATTGATTTAACGCCAGCAAAAATCTTTTTATCATTCGTTTGAATAGCCATAATCTCAGTACCATTAAAATCAACAAGTTTTTGTTGGACTGGTTGCAACTGATTCATCAAGACGCCTCCTTTTCTTTTTGCTCTTGCTTTTTCATATCAGCAAGGATTCTTGGAACCGAAGTTCTCATGAAGAACTCGACCATTTTTCTTTTTGTTTCTTCTGAGGGTTGATTGGGTTGATTCATCAAATCACCTCCCGCTAGTAATCGATGATAGTAAGAAAATAGTTGCGGCTTATTTATCTTGGTTAGGCCGAATTGTGCGTAACGCTTAATTTTTTGTTAAAAAAAATTCTTACATCAACATTTAAAGCTTTCGCTATTTTTTCAAGATCGTCTACAGTCAATCTGATTTTTCCTTTTGAAACATCTGAATACCAAGCGACAGTTTTATTACAAGATCGGGCTAAATGTGTTTTAGTAACACCTCTGGAAACCCGAACTTTTTCAACTCTAATATAGATTGGTTCCAAAAAAGCACCTCCTTAAAATTTAAGCGTTTCGCTTATTTGTCTTAAGTATATATTAAGCGTTACGCTAATGTCAACATCTTTTTAAGCTTTTCGCTTAAAAAATTTAACAATACGCTTAAAAATGTTATATTTATTTTGAGGTGGAAAACATGTCTGATTTAGGAAAAAGATTAAAAGAAGCAAGAAAAAAGAAAAAGTTAACGCAAATAGAAGCAGCGAAACTTTTAGGTATATCAAATGGAACTTTATCTGGTTATGAGCGAAATTATCGTGACCCCGACACTAAAACTTTAGAAAATATGGCTAATCTATATGGTGTTTCCACCGATTATCTATTAGGAAGATCTGAAAACAAAAAATCGGATTGGGATTCAAAGCTTCCAGAACTAACAGAAAAAGACGAACGAGACATTGCTAAGCAACTTGAAAAAATACTCGATAGCATGGATTCAGGTACAGCTCTTGCATTCGATGGGGAACCGTTGGACGAGGAAACAAAAGAACTTGTCCGTGCGGCGATCGAAAGTAACCTAAGACTTACAAAACAACTTGCTAAGAAAAAATTCACTCCCAAAAAATATCGTAAAGATTAGGAGTGAGTTTCTTGAATTGGATTATGCGGACATTAGATAGAGAGATTAAAAAACACCGGACAAATAATCCTTTTGAAATTGCAAAAAACAGAAATATCATTATTAGATATTTCCCTCTTGGTCAAACATTGGGGTTCTATATGAAAAATGTTCGTCATCAAGTTATTACTATTAATTCCGATATAGAAGACTATTTAAAAAAATTTGTATGCGCCCACGAATTAGGGCACGCCATTTTACATCCAAACGAAAACACGCCGTTTTTAAGTAAAAACACATTAATTTCAAAAGATAAAATAGAGACACAAGCTAATTTTTTTGCTGTTAGGTTACTTTTATATGATAAAAATTTAGAAGATTATGAAACTAAGTTTGATGTTCTAAGAGAAAATGGGATTCCTTTGGAGATGGAAAGGTTTTTGTAGATAATATGTTTTTTTGTCATGGTTCTATGGATCATCCATTTGAATTAATGGTCAAATGAAAGGAGTTTTTTTATTTGAACAGATATGACCTCGCTTTCAAAAAAGCATCCGCAATATACAAGTTTCATAAAGAAAATTTGGATTTGTTTGCCAGTAGTTACGTTAAAGGAAAGCCATTTACATATATTTGTATGAATGATAAAGGTGCAAAGATATTTGAGCTTGTTGATGATACTCATTTAGAAGAGATTGACAACATTGAATGGAGTGATTATAGAACAGTTGAAATTAAAATCGGAAAAATAAAAAGTAAATTTAATTTTGATCAAAAGAAAGAAATCACTATACTTGTGGAAGGTGGAGAGGTATTAAAATTCTTACAAAACCATACGCCATTGGATATTCATATAGTCCAGAATGATTCCAAAAATCCTTTTAAATCGTGGAAATTGTGGACTTCTGTAGCAGTATTGTTTCTCTTGGGTATCATTATTTATTCAGTTTCAAATTCCCATGATAATGAACCTACAACAAACTTATCCCAGGAGTCCTCTAAAAAAGTAACTAAGAAAACTGCAGCATCTACCCCAGAAAGTCAGGGTGATATTGAAGAAAACAAATCGGAGACTTCTAAAAATGATCAATTAGAAAAAATAAAAGTAAAATTCGATTATCAAGATGTTTTTAAAGACGATAAACAAAAAGTAGTTGTCACTGTTCATAACACTTCCGAAAAAGTTTTTAATGGTGATATCAGCATCGAATTTTTAGATACTTCTTCCAATCACTTAACCGGAGATACGATTTTGGTTGAAAATCTTGCACCTAACGTAATTACAACATCAATACTTTGGACCGATCCTGAAGTTGAAGAAGAAAAATTCAAGATAAATGGTGAATTCAAAGAATTACCAAAAAAACAAGCAGATTATGAAATCGTTTCAACCAAACCAGGATTGAATTATCAAAGATTCTTTGTTGTCTCTAAAAATGATACTGAGACATTAAAATCAATCGTTAAAGACATAAGACAACAATACAAAGACACTGAACTAATTGGTTTTACGATATTTTTTTACGAATCTAGTCAAAAAGAGGAAGCCAAATCACAAAATAGCAACTCCTGTTTTGCGGATTATGTATATAACAAAGAAAGTGGATTGTCGCAACTAAATTTATACAGTGAAAATAAAACAATAAATTTGAATGATTAAGTGTTATTACTTGAAATGGAGAAGTTATTATAGTTATATTTTTTTGTAAAATTAATAGGTAGATAGACTTGATTCTAATTTATTATGAAATGAGGTGTTAAAAGTGGGACAACAAAAAGAATCTGATAGTCAATTAATTAAACGGTTAATAAAGGAGAAGCATCCTGACGTTTGGTTAATTGAATTTGCTAGCATCGGAGAAAAATTAAATGCCGGTGAGTATGGGGCTTTCACTAAAGAAGGACTTATAACTTATATGTTATCAAAAGAAAAGAAGTTAATAAAAACTGGTGAAATTTCCTGGCCGACTGAAAAAATCGGCGAAGTGGATCATTTTGCTATTAAATCTATTTTTAGCATTGACGGTATAAAATTCGTTACAGGAAATCATGGAAAAGAAGTGCAAAAATTTTTAGAAGGAGAAAAGAAAGATATATTCACCAAAATACCTAGAGCTTTTTACCAGAAAATTTTTGGTTTTCGTTCGGGTAAACTATGGAAGCAAGTTACCGCTGTAATTGGTTATCTACTCATTATAATTTTTTTAATAGGAATTTTTACTGGAAATGATAGCGAAACCGAAGTAAATCATACCAATAAAGAAAAAGCTGTTGAGACTAATTCAGAAGTAAAAAATCAAAATGAGGTAGCTAAAAAAGAATCAAAAAGCAGTGAACAAGATAAGCAAGAAGTTGAAAAGGTAGCTTCTGAGCCAAAGAATAAAGAAGCATCAGAAAAAATTGAGTCTGAACAAAAAGCTAAACAAGAAGCTGAGAAAAAACAGAAAGAAAAAGCTGCAAATCTTGGTCTAGTAGCTGCCACTGTCTCTAGAGTTGTTGATGGCGACACTTTCGAACTTACTGACGGAAGAAAAGTTCGCTTAATCGGTGTAAATACTCCAGAGTCTACTACTCGAACAGAACCATACGGAAAAGAAGCAAGCAACTATACATCATCCAAATTAACCGGTAAGCAAGTTTGGTTGCAAAAAGATGTTTCAGAAACAGACAGATATGGCCGGTTATTGAGAATCGTTTGGCTACAAGTCCCAAGTGATGATATGAATGAATCCGAAATCCGATCTAAAATGTTCAATGCTAATCTTGTTTTGAATGGTTATGCTGAGCCGTCTACATATCCACCAGACGTAAAATACGCTGAGTATTTCAGAAAATTTGCCAGGGAAGCTCGAGAAAAAGAAGTTGGTCTGTGGGCTTACGGAGAATATGGGACTACTAAAGGGGATTTAGATCCAAGAAGTACAGGTTCATCAAGTTCAAGTAGTAGTAAAAGCTCAAACAGCTCCAACCAATCTGGTAACAAAGGATCAAGTAACAACAATAGTTCTTCTGGTTCTTCTAGTTCTCCAAGTACTTCATCATCAGGTGGAGCCGAATATTTCGCTAATTGTACAGAACTAAGAAAAGTTTATCCAAACGGCGTCCCTGCGGATCACCCTGCATACCAATCAAAAATGGATAGAGATAAAGATAATTATGCTTGTGAAAGGTAATAAAAAACTAAAAGGTGTGCAATTTATTGCACACCCCCCTCTAGTGAAGAGTTTGCGAGGTATCGATTAGAACTGATTTTTAATCGCCGAGTGGATGGGTTTGCGGCGGTCAAAGGAAATGAGGGAAGTGTTGAGTGGATGAATGACTAGAAAATAAACTAACAACAAATGAGGAGGGTACAAATAAATGAGCAATAAAAGAAACGGAAAAGTTATATCGTTTATTAATATGAAGGGCGGGGTTGGTAAGACTACTTTAACAAAAGAGATATCATATTATTTATCCTTAGTTAAACAAAAGAAAGTTTTGGTTGTTGATATTGACCCTCAAGCGAATCTAACTCAAAGTTTTTTCAAAATATATAATAAGTTAACTTCAGAGGATACCGGAGAAATTAACAAATTAAAGAAAGAGCTTGAAAAGTTACCTTCTATAAATAATTTATTTATAAAAAATGCTCACAGCAGACCAGAAAAAAAAGATGTTATAATGGAACTATCAGAAACATTATATATGATACCTGGTAATTTAAGTTCTATCTTTTTTGGTAGAAGTCCTAGCGGAGAAGCTGAACAAATATTACACAATTTTATTAAAAGAGAAAAACTAAGAAATGATTTTGATTACATAATTATTGATTGTCCGCCTACATACTCATTCTACACAACTTCAGCTTTATTAAGTAGTGACTATTACCTTGTACCTGTTAGACCAGATGCGTATTCAGCATTAGGATTAGATTTACTTGAAGAAGTTGTTTCTAAAACAAAAGAATCATACCTGGATAATTTTGAAATAAAGCCTCTGACAAACCTAGGTGTAATTTTCACGATGACGCAAGAAAATGCAGGGATAAAGAGGGTTATGACGGACATTAAAACAAGTAAGTATTTTCTTGAGAAAAATATTTACTTCTTTGAAGAAACATTTCTAAATTCTGATAAAATACCAACAAGAAAGTTAGATTATTTAATATATAACAGCCAAGATACTAAGTTGATATCCAATTTGGAAAGTATCGTCGATGAATTTGAGAGGAGGCTTAACTCTTTAAATGGAACCGAATGAACTTCTAGCTAAAAAAAAGTTAAGTAATATAAATAAAAAAAGTAATATAGAATTAATGCGAACTGAATTATTTTCAATTGCTACAATTATTTTACTCTCAGAGTATTATTTTCCAAAAAATGACGACATCAAACCTCTCTTAGATAAACTAAATCTATCTTTTAGCCATAAAGACTATATTTTTAAAAATAGAGCACTAATTTTAGGTAAGGTTTTAAGAGAAATCAAGAAAGCTGATAAAGACAAATTATTTAATATTTTTGATTCGTTTAAGTATCTAGTTTTTTATCACGAGAAGGTTAAAGATGAAAACATTAAAAAAAGTAAGCCATCAAAAGAGAATTATATTGATGACTTATTAAACTCATTCACAAGAAACAGGGATGTTTAGAAATGAATAGAAAAGATGAATTTATTAAATACATAGAATTTATCAAGAAACATATACCAAATTCAGCTTTCTTACTGCTACAAGAAAATAAACAAAGAGAGTTTTTTTATATCATTCATGGGAATATGGTATTGTTAGATATTTTTATAAAACAATGTGGATTAAATGGTAAAAGCGAAGAAGTCAAAAATTTCCTTTTAGGATTTAGACACAATTTTAATAAGCTACTTCTCACAGTTCCTTTAAATGATGAAAATATTATTAGCTATAACCTAAGAGTCACAGTAGAAATATTATTAAAGACTATTATTTTTTTATCATCGGAATATTCTTTGCAGTATACAAATAATATGACATTTAGAGAAATTGAAGATTACTTCAATAGAGAAAATCAATCTTGGTCTTCTGAAGAAAAACAACAGATTGGTGAACTAAAGAAAATTTATGGAGAAAACTCCAAAATTCTTCATATCAAAGATATTCAGAATATAGAATACACTGAATATCTTGAAGAAATAATAACAAATAAAACGGACTACATAGATCGAATTATCAATCAAATAAAACACTTTAAACGATCATCAGAGAATGTCCTAATCAATCTTTTAGAAATAGATAAAAACAAATTTTCAAGCTATGAAAGAGCTAACCTTCAAGAAAATTTAGGAGAAAAATGGTTTAAGAAATTTTATGGTTGGGAAACACAAAATGTTTAAGTCTACTCCATCTTTCTAGATGGGGTTTTAATTATCATTAAATACGAACATACTTTCTTATTATAAGGAGGAATCCGAATGGCAGTAGGTATTTACATTCGAGTCTCGACAGAGGAACAGGCAAAAGAAGGGTACTCCATTTCCGCTCAACGTGAAAAACTTAAAGCATACTGCCAAGTCCAGGACTGGAATGACTACAAATTTTATGTTGATGAAGGAATATCAGCAAAAAATACTAACCGCCCACAGCTGCAACAAATGATTCAACATATCAAAGAAGGAATGATCGACACTGTTCTTGTGTATCGTTTGGATCGACTTACCCGTTCAGTGGTGGATTTATACAAGCTTCTGGAAATATTCGAAAAACACAATTGCACGTTCAAGTCTGCAACAGAAGTATACGACACTAGTACAGCTATCGGACGTTTATTCATCACTCTTGTTGCAGCAATGGCACAATGGGAACGTGAAAACTTGGGTGAAAGAGTACGAATGGGGCAAATAGAGAAAGCACGGCAAGGTAAATATAGCGCAAAAGCTCCGTTTGGGTTCGATAAAGGACCGGATGACCGTCTTGTTATAAACGAAGATGAAAAAATTGTTGTGCTTGATATGATTGAAAAGATCAAAGAGGGATATTCGATCAGGAAATTGGCTGACTATATGGATAACAGTGGAATACCCCCAATCCGTGGGTATAAGTGGCATATTGCAAGTATATTAGATATTCTTAAAAATCCAGCTCTGTATGGTGCAATAAAATGGAGAGATGAGATTATTGAAGGGGCTCATGAAGGAATTATCACTAAAGAAGAGTATCAACATTTGTTGAAACTTTTGGAAAGCAGACAAAACTTCAAAAAACGTGAAACCTATAGCATCTTCGTTTTTCAAATGAAATTAATATGTCCGCAGTGTGGGAACCGACTAGCAAGTGAACGTACAAGGTACTACAGAAAACGAGATAATAAAATGGTAGAAAGCAATCAATATCGTTGCCAAGCATGCGCGCTGAACAGAAAAAAATCAATTGGAGTCAGTGAAAAGAAAATAGAACGAGCTCTGCTAAAATATTTTGAATCGATTAAATTTGATCATATTCCTGAAGTGGAAGACAATTCGAAACAAGAAATTGAACAACTAACAGCACAGCTAAAAAAAATAGAAAGACAGCGTGAGAAATATCAAAAAGCCTGGTCAAATGATTTAATAACAGATGAAGAATTTTCTAATCGAATGAGGGAAACTAAACAAATGTATGAAGAAATCAAAACAAAACTCGATGCCATTAAACCTGAACAACAAGAATTTGACATCGAGAAAATGAAAGGTATTATTAATAATTTTAATGTAAACTGGTCTTATTTATCTCCGAATGAAAAAAAACAATTTGTTAATACTTTCATTGAGAGTATCCAGTTTGAAAAGAATGATAGAAGCGTGACGATATTGGATGTTAACTTTTATTGAGTGCCTTTGTGTACTCTTTTTTTGTATTTATGTAAAATATACACCTGTATAATTTATATAAATACAAAAAATACTACCACTGAGTACATATATAATAGGAAGAAAAAATTAAATGGTTAAAATAAAAAAACCCTTCCTATCGGAGGAGGGATTTTTTATTTACCAAAAATTTTCACTTTTAACAGAACAAATATTCGTATATAATAAAATCAGAACAAATGTTCTTATTCGAGGTGAAAATATGAACGGTTTGCTGCTGAATGCCAAAAAGTATGGTTTTGCTTTAAAGATGATCTACATGAACGATCAAGGGGTAATAACAGAAAGATTCATTACGGTTAAAGACTTTAACGATAGATACATTCGTGCTTACTGTCATTTTCGAAAAACTTTTCGAACGTTTAAGAGATCGAACATCCTTTCAATTGGTCCAATAAAGAAACGAAAAGTAGGGTGAAATGAATGGGCAGATATGGTCAATATCAAGGTAGATATCACATTATGCTGTCATACTTTAAAGGGACGAAAAGGCATGTCCAAGTCATGGACTTTGCAGGCGCTCAAATGATTACTTTTACAATGGACGAGCTGGAAAATGACGAGATGCCCGTTGAACTAAAGAAATATATTAAAACAATTGAAAAGGATATAAATGAAGGTAAATGGGATTATAGAAGACCGGCGAATATGAAAAAATATCCTCCTAATTTTTAAAAGGGGGATTTTTTATTTTTCTTCTCAGATAATTGCATTTTCCACTACTGCAAATTAAATTTTCCTGCATAATCTAGCCGAGATAATTTAATTATGGCGATTTTACAATGCGATCACTTCAATATTTAATATGTAGTAAAAACGAGGTGATCCAATGAATAAGCGCTGCCCGATCTGTCGAGAAGCATTTGAAAAATTTCAAGTGCTTTATTTCGATCAAAATAATGTTTTCTATCATATTTCATGTTTTGAAAAGAATAGAGAGTATCTACCGAATTCAAAAGGTATGTGCTGGCTCACCGATGTTCCAGACATACATCTGTTTTCCTATCCGCTCGAGTGAGTGGATTTTTTTATGCAAAAAATTTTAAAAAAGGTGTTGACTTAATGCGTTATCGCACTTATAATAAAATTAGAAAATGCGATAACGCATTAAAATAAAAAAAGGAGGAAGTAACGATGCAAAACGTAATGACGCTTGCTTGGGAGATTGCTCGGAAAGGACAAAAAAAGTTCGGAGGAAAAGTAAAAGAGTATATCGCTGAAGCTTTGCGTCAAGCGTGGCGCATCGTGAAAAATGCTATGACAACTGACAAGTTTGGTTTTGTTGAATTGCAAAGAAAAAACGGAATTATTTATTTTATTGTTGATCACGTTGACGGTATGACTGTCACCCTTCTTGACCGAAACCCATACAACGGACGGGTAAAAAGGTTACTCATTGACGACTATAAACTCGGCACAAACAAAAAATCCGGGAAAGAAGCGCGTTTGTATGATGTCGCTATCAACGCTGGCGACATCGAAATAAAACTAGGCAATGATGCTATGATCATTCCAAACAGTTATGACGAAAAGAAATGGGGTCCTGCTAGAGGGTAAAACCTCTATGCTGCCCTAAAACGAGGAGGAATAAAAATGAATCGGGATATCAAATTCGGAAGATTGTTGGCGATCGCAAACATTTTGAGTGAAAAAGTTTTTGAGGATGGAAAACCGTCGGTTATGCAAAAACATATGTCTAGATACAGCCAAAAACCGGCTAAAACATTTCAAAAAATACATGAAGAATTGTTGGAATATGCTCCGAAATTTGGGCCAGATGAAATCGCTTTGCTGGATATGTTCGGCGAAATACTTGCGGAAATGGAGGAATATGAGTTTACGAATGAGCCCCTCACGCCGAAATACTTGCACGCTTTTCATTCACAACAACACCGATTGTCAAATATTATAGGGGTTGAAGAAGCCGCAAAAATCCTAGGGTTATCCCCAGGAACGGTAAAAAACAAATGTGCCGCTGGTGAACTTCCAGCAAAGAAAATCGGCAAAACATGGGTGCTTGATAAAACTATGATCACCAAAAAAAAGGAGAATATTAAGTGAAAATCAGATTATACAAGAATAGAGACGGTGTTTTTGTGATTGAAAAAGATGACATTGAAGAGTATTATTTCACCATCGGATCTTTTCTGGAAGACGTGGAAGCATTGTCGAAAGACGGATATTTCGAAATTTCAAACGATGTCTGGGAACTTGTCAGCCCCATCTTTAGACAATGATGAGCACGACCGAAAGGCCGTGCTTTTTAATATCCTTTAGACTTCAATACCGCTTGAAGCTTCTTACGAGTATTCGGACCATATATTCCGTCAACCTCATAAGGCAAATAAACCTTTTGGAATCTGCGAACTGCATCCTCTGTTTTTGGTCCGTAAATACCGTCTACATTCCCACATTTGAAATTAACAGCATTTAGGGCATTTTGGAGTTGCTTTACACCAGTACCTCTTGAGCCACGTTTTAAGATGCCTGAAGGAAGTGGATATTTATATGCCGATTGAGGTTTCTTAGGTGTATTAGGTTTAGGAGTATAAGCGTTTTTAGCTTTTCTTAATTTAATCACTTGTCCTACTTTTAGATTTCTAGGATCTACGCCTGGATTTGCAGCGATTAAATCCTCAACCGTCACGCCACCGGCCCCATCTTTATGTGCAATGCTCCAAAAAGTGTCTCCCTCTTGAATTGTATAGTAATCTGGTAATGCTGCCGGTTTGGATGGTGTGACACTACCTTGCCAACTGATGGCTTTGCGATAGTCATAGACACAGCATTCTTTCCAACTATAACCTGGCATTTCATTATGGGAACGATCGTATTTTCCGATTCCATCTTTTACGAGTGCAGCATGAAGTTCTGCAATGGACGCAAGAGTTGCATCATCCAGTTTGTCATAACGGTAATCTCCCGCAACGCAAATGCCTAATGAAAACTGATTGCTGTTTCCAACGTGATACGTACGGCGATCAATGTCATGACACCATACAATGCGAGCTCGTGGCCCTTTTGGTGTTTGAACTACATTTTTTGGTTCGATGACAAATGTATAACCAATGCCTGGCCATCCTAGTGTTTCAACATGATAATGAGCAAAACTTGCAGCATCAGAACCACTTAAATTTTTCTTTGTTAAAGAATGGTGCCAAACCCTATGTGTAATTGTTTTAGTACGTTTTGAATATTCCCCATTTTCTCTTAAACCTTCACGTTTATCCACTAATTGTGGCAAACTTTGAAATGTGTAAGCCATTATTTATCACCTGCCTTTTCAAGAGCATATTTGATTGCAGCTACAGAGCCGATACCATACAAGGCATATTGCAATCCGTTAACCATCACTTCAAAAGAAAAAGCGTTGTTCTCAAAAATCGAGAAAGCAACGCCTAGTACAACCGCGACAATCGGAATGTAGCGATTCGAAAGGTTTGTTGCTTGACGGATTGCATACAGCAAAACGGCCAATGCCACATATGCAGTGAACTCAATTGATAGAATAGCTTCCATTTATCTCATCCTCTCAA